GAGTGATCCTGAAGATATGATGGTTCTGATTATGGATACCTTAAAAGATGTAGAAGTAGTACCTGATGTAGGACAGTATTACACTTTTCTATACACTGCCAAAACTCCAAGACTTACATATGATCAACACCCTCTGGTGGCTGTAACTGACATCCAAAGATGGGGATTCAGAGGTCTTAATTATCACTGGGGTAAATTCAGAAATTACACATGGCAAGAGATTGATGGAGTCCTTTATGTGGTTAGACCTAGTGAAATAAATGACTTAAAAGATATATCATATGCCTATTTCCTCACCACTCTATAAATAAAGAAAAAACTGTAATGTCTACTAGCGGAAAGAAAAACGTAACTCTAAATAAGATATCAGGGCCCAATAATGATATCAAGGGAATTTATGCTGTAGAAGTTACTGAGTATGTAGAGGATGGAGTAACAGATTTTATAACAGAAGTAATAAAATATGAGAATGCAGATGATCTCGAAGGAACGTACATAGGAAAATATAAAAAAAATGGTACGTTAGAAATATATGAGGGTAATGAGAATGAGGAGCAATTTATATCAAAACTTGATTATGCAATGACAAAATCAGCAGTGAGTATCACACCTTCAGGTTTGACTGCAACTGAAAAACTTAAATATAATCTCCGAACAGGAAACCGTAATATTGATGAAGTGCCTTTATCTAATGCAGAACTAAAATTACTTTATGGTGAAGAATATGATGATGCTGCCGATGGTAAAGGGGGTGTAGGGGACAATAGCAGTCTTGTGGAGGATAGTGTGAAGCTCGATTTTGATAATGATATAAATGTCAATATAAAAGGAAGAAATGCCAGAACTACATATGGAGATTATTGCTATCCAGAGGATATAAGAGACGATAGAACTCAGGATAGAATTAAATTTACTATGAAATATAGTAAAGGAACTCGTATAAAAACATCTACTGCAGCAGGAGTTAAAATCTTTGAAAGAAGACAACAATCAATTGACGGGTCTGTGACTCTTCCAATACAATCAGGAATTAAAGATCAAAATAGCGTAAAATGGGATGGATCCTCACTCAATCCTCTTCAAGCATTTGGTGCTGGTGCAGCAATAAACCTATTTGAGGAGGCAAGGAATACGAATACAGGTATTGCTGGTGCTGTAAATACAACTGGTAATATACTTAATGAGGCTGCTGGAGCATTAACAGGGCCTGCTGGTAGTGATACAAGAACAGCAATCAATGTATACTTAGCTCAACAAGCAGTGGGTACTAAAAACTTACTTTCAAGAACTGCTGGTGCGATTGTCAATCCTAATATTGAGATGCTTTTTAATGCTCCTTCATTAAGACCTTTCTCATTTCAATTCAGAATGTCTCCTAGAGATGAAAAAGAAGCAGCACAAGTAAGAAGTATCATTTCTTTCTTTAAACAAGGAATGGCAGTTAAAACTTCAAGTTCTAATATATTCCTTAAGGCTCCTAATATATTTGATATTAGATATATAACATTTGCTCCTGACGCAGAGGGTAAACTTGAGGAAGTAGATCATCCATCTATTAACCGTATTAAAACATGTGCTCTATTAGCTGCCGCAGTAGACTATACTCCTGATGGTTCTTATATGACCTATGATGATCCCAGAAGATCAATGACTTCTTATAGTCTTACTCTACAATTTAATGAACTTGATCCTATCTATGAAGATGATTATATTGACGACTTAGGGATGAGAAGTTCCACTAACACCGCCAACGAAATAGGTTTCTAAAATGCCAGCTTACTTTCGACAAGTTCCAAATTTTGAATATGTCAATAGACTTCCTGACTCTAAAAACAGTTCGGAGTATATTGAAGTAAAAAATATTTTCAAAAGAGGAAAATTAAAAAAAGACATTTTTGATAATTTGATGTATTTCACAAAATATCAAATTGTTGGTGATGACCGTCCTGATAATGTAGCGTTCCAAGTATATGAAGATGAAACCTTAGATTGGTTAGTTTTACTTTCAAATAATATTGTAAATATACAAACTGAGTGGCCTTTAGAACAACAATCTTTTCTAAATTACCTTTTAAACAAATATGGAAGTCAAGCAAACTTTCTCCAACCTCATCATTATGAAACCGTCCTGACCAAAAATACTAGAGGGGACATAATTGTTAAAAAAGGATTAGAAGTTCCTCAAGATTACTCCTTTGAATATTATGATGGTGTTCTTGGAAGGTATGTTACAACGTCTAATATAACATCTGTAGTTTCAAACTACGAGTATGAAATAAAAATTGAAAATGCAAAAAGAAACATATACGTACTTAAACCTGAATATCTGAATGTTGTACTCAATGATATGAATGCAATTATGCCATATAAAAAAGGTTCCACCCAATATATGAGTGAAACCCTAGTAAAAGGAGAAAATATTAGACTATATTCCTAATTATTCCTCTGCAAGTTTTTGGAAATAAGAAAGAGCATCATCCTCATCTGAACTAGCAGATGCTAC